CTGACTCTGAGCCTCTTCCATTTGCTGTTTACGGAGAGTCAAGGTTTGCACTTCGAGTTCCTTTTTCATGATCTCACGCTGAAGACGTAATGCTTCGGTGGTCTCAAGATCCTCTGCTGCTTTCTCGACTTTTCCTTCAAGCTCCATGATAGTAGCCCGTATGTCGTCTGCTTGTTTATCAATGCCTTGAATAGGATCGGGCTCGGACGCCTCGACTTGTTCCTGGGGCTGATAAGTTGTTTGGGAAGATGGTTGAACATCCTGACCGTAAATTACGCGGGAGGCGTCAGCAAAGGATCCACTAAAGCCTTCGGATCTGTAAAGATCTATGACTTGCTGATCTAACTCGTTTCTTGGACGGATTCGTCTTTTTGCGAGTTTTTCCTCTTCTGATTCCTCCGGCTCCTGGGCTTCGGCTTCGGCTTCGGCTTGCGGCTCTGGGATATTATCCTCAGGCTGCTGAACTTGTTCCTCGGTCGCAGGCTCGGCGGTCTCTGGCGTTATACCTAAAGCATTCCGAATATCCTCAGTTGAGGCATTCTCGATGCTCGTTTCTTCAGTAGTTTCTTGCGGGGATTCAACCTCCGCGATAGCTGTTTCCATATCCGCACATTACCGAATGTCGCGGACGGTCGTAACCGGTTGTAAAGCGTTTTAGTACTTCTTTTTACCGGTTACATTACCGGGTTTTTCAACAGGAGATTCACTCTTTTCGTTTTGCATCATTTCTAATGCACATTGTCCTTTAAAGATTTCCTTACAGACGGTTGGAGCGATGCATTTATCGCCACACATTTTCTTTTCTTTAGTCTTCTTTTTTTCTTCGCTCATTTCTTTTTGAGTGCTTGTATTAATTTAACAGTCATGTAAGCGGTAGTCGCAACTCCACAGACACAGGCAATTAGATCACTCCACTGCCCGAGAGATACAACGGCTAGGGTTCCGCCCCAACCTATTAAAGCAGATTGATCAATCATGGTTATTATTTTTTTCGAGGTTATTAACTTTTTTGGCCACGGTTCTCACGCGCCAGTAGTGAAATATAAAATATAAAGCCATCCCCACGGCACTTATCATTAAGATATCGTAAATCCCATCGATCAGCTTTTGAAAAAAGCCTCTCTCCTCTTTTAATTTCAATTCAATCAATTTAGCTACATCGCCCTCTCCTAGCGCTTGTAACTCTTCAGTTTTTTTAATCACCGCATCAGACTCTTTGATTATCTGTCCCGCGGCCGCTCCCAATCCAGCACCAGCAAAAGCTGTCGCCGGGCCACCGAGTGCACCGACCCCACCACCAACCGCACCTAGAGCGGTGGGCGCGAAAGTTTTTACTGAACAAGCTGAAAGACTAAAGACAACAAAAGGAAGAATGTATCGACAATTATATCTCTTTCTAAGAAGAAAAAGAACATTGCTAAAATCCAGTAAATTTCTTTTTGAAGATGAGCCATTCATTTTGAGAGAAAAAAAGGGGTCGAAGGATTGGACCTCCGACCCCTTAGGAGAATCAGTAAACCGATTAGGCTTAACCTAATGCGGAAGTGAATTCAGCAAGTGAACCAAGGTTATCACTGCCAACGAATACATCGTTAACTTTGATGTCCATAAGCTCAGCGCTTGAATCGTCACCGGAGATGTCGGTTGAAGCAGAGGTAGCGGAAGTTTTGTAACAAACGAATTTGTCTTCACCTTCGTCGAATACCAATGCAACATTGTCTTCGCTGGATCCACGCTCCATGATCAATCCAACGTCATTTGCGTTGGTAGATCCGGAAGCAGCTCCGTCATTGAGAAGCATGATTGAATCTTTAACTTGGGAGTTAACAGTTTCAATGCTGGTGGTTGTACCAGTAACGGTAAGATTTCCGCTAAGAGTTAAGTCAGTACCAGAAACAGCACCAGTGAAAGCAGCGCCTGAAAGGTTTGCTTTAACAGTGTCAAGATTAGTAACCGCAGCCGCACGGGTTGTTGCTTCAGCAGAAACAGCAGTTTGGCGATCGGAAACTTCAGTTGCGAGGTTAGTGGTAAGAACTCCTTCAGCAGCAGTAGCACGAGTTTCTTCAGCGTCAATTTCGCCTTGAAGAGCGGTGTCAGCAGCAGCACGAGAGCTAGCTTCGCCAGAAACAGCAGATATACGAGCGGTTTCTTCGTCGCTTATTGCGGTAGCATTAGCAGCTTCAGCAGCTCTTGCGGTAGAAGCTTCAGATGCAAGATTGGTTGTGAGAACACCTTCAGCAGCAGTAGCGCGAGTTTCTTCGGCGGTAATAGCAGTTGCGTTTGCAGATTCAGCAGCACGAGCAGTTGATGCTTCGTTACTGATTGCAGTTGCGTTTGCAGATTCAGCAGCTCTAGCGGTAGATGCTTCACTGTCGATGTTAGATTGAAGAGTGGTATCAGCAGAGGAGCGCGAAGTTGCTTCAGCAGTGATTGCTGCAATTCTTGCGGTTTCTTCAGCAAGAACGTTGGCTTGAACGCCATCGACTTTACCTTTAACTGCCGAACCGATTTGTGAGAGAATATTTGACATAGTAATTAATTAATAGTGGTTATGAAAAATCGAAACAGAGTTATTTCGACATGTGCATCATCCCAAATAAAACGGTCTTTCTCAATCGGTTGCTACTGTTTTACATCCGGTCGCTTAGACCGGTTATGACCGTATATAAACGAATATGGGCGTAACAAAAAATCGTTATCTTTCGCCACGAATAATTCGTGAAAGGATGGATGTCTCTCCCGGTACCGTTCGCCGATGGGCTAAACAATATGAGTGGGAGAGGAAAGAAATTAATGCACGAGTCATTCGCTATAAGGCAGAGGATGTCGAAGAAAGTTTGGGGGTTTCATTCGAATGAGTTTAGCAGGAGAGATAGGCACCGCCGTTCGTTTGGTCACAGACAGCAAAAAAGGCCTCGTTCGAATAATCGATACCGAGGCCGTTATTAAAGCTAGGAGTGTTGATCCCGCTGGATCAATCGCGCTAGGTACAGATACGAATAAATTATATGTGCACTTAGGCTCAGGATCCTGGGTCGTAATTAATACAACCCCCGCGTAGGAGTAAAAACTATACTAATTCTTCAGGCTTCGCCCAGGAAGAATCGTAATCAACAATCTCATCAGCGCTAAAGTGCTGATCGCATTTCCATTTCCCCTCGGTTATAACTGGGAAGATGAACATTCCGTAATCAGCATGATCGGGATTATCAATCATAGCGGACTCAGCGTAAGCAACTGTGCCAGCGTTATCAGGGATAGAAAGCAAAGATTTTAATTCTGCTTCTTTTGCGTCAAACTCCTCAGGAGTGTTATATAATTTGTATTTAGTTGTCATAGTATTTAAGGTTTATACATAGATTGTAGAAGATATGCTAGCGGTTGGTTGATTTGCCGCTGTTGATTGCGTTGCATGATTTCCATTTCCAGATGCGTCTGTAATTTGAGATGCAGAAGCTCCAGCGGTTAAATTGTCATCTTCTCCCATACGGTAGTATGCAGTAGGGCTGAGGCTTAAATCATTTACGATATGAGCTCCGCGAGATGCGGCTAGTGAGGATACTTCTGATGCTGATAAAGCGGAATTAAACACAGCAACCTCATCAACAAGTCCGTCCATTACTGAAGCATTTACTTCCCATTGACCAATGCGTAATGCACCTTGCTGTAAAGCCATGCCAGCGTAAGAACCCGAAGAAGCATTACTCATAGTTACGAGTGATCCTGCTCTGTAAATTTTTATACCACTAGCATTATTTGATCCATCGTAAGTAGCTACTATATGATGCCAAGTCCCTGTAGCTAGAGCAGTATTTTCTTCCTGAGCTATGTATGCACTAGTAGTGTCATTGCTCCATAAATATAAAGATAATTTATTATTGGCATTTGTCCCGAACAACCATTCGGCATTTCCTTTTCCAACTACCCTTGAGCGATTGTTTGCGTCTAACTTGACCCACGCACTAATACTAAATGCAGAGTCATTACCCGCACCATCAGTAAATGAAAAGTCGGCGCTTCCTCCGCAATCTAAATAATCATTCGATCCATCAAAGCTTAATGATGTAGTCGACTGATCAAGTGCCTTGAATGTGGGCTGGGTAGAGGCCGTGGTGGTAACCGTATTACCGTTACCGCTTGAATCAGTCACTGAGGTTAATGCTCCACCGTCTGTTGGGTTGTCATTTGAATCGTCACCCATTCTCAACCAGCAATCGGGGCTGAGAGATGATATATCAGCAGGTTTACCGCTATTATAAAGAGTTGTAACCTGAGAAGATGTTATCTTAGACTCGAAAAATGCGACATCGTCAATGTAGTCACCAAACCAGTACGCGCCACCATCTAAGGTACCTATTTTAAAGGTGCTTGATGCGGTGGATGTATATGTATGCCCTGTAAACTGACCTTCTACGGAGCTGTGATATAGGCTACCATCGAGATATAATTCAATTAAAGAACCGCTACCATTTGGGTTATCAGCAACAACTAGAACAAGATGGTGCCAGTCACCATCTACAATATCATCAATTGTATTGGCTGCGGTCCAGCTCCAACCGGTATTAGCTCCAGGGTAAGCGACAAGAAGTGATCTGGTGCTGGTTTCTGCTGATATAAGATAGGGGGAGAAAGCTCCCGCATATTTAGTTCCGCGGGTCGGAGATAAAGACCTGTTAACATTTGACGTTGTACCCTTAAACCACCAACTCATACTAAAATCGGTCGCGGAAGCAGTGGGCATATAACCTGTATTTATCTGGTCGTGAGATGACACAGCACCTGATGATGACCATGAGGTATTTAAATAAGCACCCCATCGGTTTAGGTGTGATGCGCCGGTGCCATCGCTATCGAGCTCGATCCATGCACTTCCGTTATAAACGATAAATTTATTCGTTGAGGTTTCGAAATAAGCCTTGCCCGCGATTGCGGTTCCTGAGCTTCTGTTTGCGATTGTATCTATAGCTGCCATGATGTTTTAAATTAAGAATTATACGTAGACTGTTTCGCTTGATGCTAGAGCTGAGAATGTAGGCTGAGCGCTTGCAGTTCCCTGGGTTGCATCATTTCCATTTCCGCTTGAATCGGTTATGGTTGCGATCTTATTAGATGCTGGATCTGAGGATGGGGAATCATTTGAGTCGTCTCCCATTCTCCAGTATCCAGATGCTCCAGTAACTAAGTCAGGCGTTCCGCCACTATATAAGTCGGTAACAGCGCTTTGGTCTAACGCAGAACCGAATATAGCAACATCATCAATATGACCAACTGCATATAAAACTCCGTCACTTCGTCCACCTATCGTTAGATTTTCAGTACTACTAAACGCTGTGGAAGTAGTATGCAAGCTGCTTGCATACCCACCCTGAGCAGATAGTGCAACACTACTTCCGTCTACATAAAGATAAGATGTGGCGCTTGATGAATCTCTGTCCGCCACCCAACATATATGATACCAGGTGTCTGTTGCTAAAATTTCACCTGATGAACCACCATACATATTGTAAGGAGCGCCAGCTGTTTGCGATGGAGTGTAATATAATTGAATTCTTGCGTTGGTAGAGTTGTTTAACTTGTTTATTCTTATTTCTACCCCTCCAGTACCAACCGAGCTGTCTATCCCAAGCAGATTTGAACTTTTTCCATATGTTGCGTGCCCCGAAGGGAATGTAGATGGAGTTTTATACCAACAGGAAAGTGTAAACGCACCGCTAAATAAAGTGTTGTAAGTTGAAGTACTAAATGAATCGTCTGTCCCATCAAAGCTCGCACCCCAGCGGTTTTGGTAAGGTACTGAGGTTGCATCATTTGTAAATGTTTTCCAAGCGGCTCCGTCATAAAGTTTTACGGCGTTAAGAGTTGAATCAAGAACTAGGTCACCAGTAATCGGAGTTAGCGCGTTAATTTCAGAAGTTGTATATACGTTTAAATCGCTCATTATGCGTCATTGTTATAAGTTTGCCAATCGGATCCGTCGAAGATGTAGAGATCGTAGGTATCTGTTCCGAACATGATAGTACCGGTAGCATCGCTGGATCGCGACCGGATGTTGGATTCGGTGTCTCCGGAAATGTTTAATGTTGACGCAGCTGCAAGAGCATCCGCCTTGATATTGTCTATTGAACTGACAATCCAAACACCGCCCTCAGCGTAGTAAATTACATTAGTATCACTGGCAACCGCGATCGTTCCGTCTGCCGCTCCGGATATAGCCTGGATATTAGACGCGGTATCGGAATGAGTAACAGTTACATCAGCAATCGAAGCAACAAAAGTTGCGTAATTCCCGATAGATAATTCCAAAGCAGAAACTTGAGCTTTTTGAGCTGCTTGAGATTCAGCTGTAGGTGCTGGTATAACCAGTGATCCGGTTACCGTACCCCCTGCTAAGTCTAGTTTTTCTGCTAATTTCCCGCCTACTGCGGTTCCGATTTGTGATAAGATATTTGCCATAGGTTTTTGTGGTTAATTGATATTCGTATAAAATCAGAATCGATTCAATCGGTTGCTCGAATTCTATTTTTAATCCTCAAGCGCAGCGAAGAATTCGTTAACATCCAGGTTATCAGCGATTTCCTTAAAAGTGTTAAGTGACACCGGAGCATCTTCCACAACGTCAGTAACATTTTGGGTATTTATTTCGACCTTATTCTCAATGACCTGAGCCTCAGTTTTTGAAAGAAACAGATCTTTTACCCGACCAACTACCCCATTAAGACTGGTAACCGTATCCTCGCTGTCATTAAGACCAGCGCTGTTGAATACTTTGATGTCACCCATTATTTGTAGTGGTGCCAGTTAGTGCCGTCGTAAATAAACAAGCAATCAACATCACTGCTGTACTTAATAGTTCCTGCTGCGGGGGCGGTTGCAACAAGTGCATCCTGATCGGTTGATAACGGTGCAATGTTTAAAGTTAGTTTGGTTGCGGTTAATCCTGATGGGCCGGAGACTGGTACTGCTTCGGTTGCTGTTAATCCGCTTGGGCCGGATGCTGGAGCATTTTCGCTTGCGGTTAGACCGCTCGGGCCGGATACAGGTATTGCTTCGCTTGCAGTTAAAGAACTCGGGCCGGAGACCGGAACCGCCTCGGTTGCAGTTAAACCGCTTGGGCCGGTTGCTGGTGGGTCGACAGGGTCGGATGTTGGAAATTCGAAATTTTTACCGGCCACTCCTCCACGGTACACTTTTCCGTATCTATCTTTATACCCATCACCATTAGAGTCGTAGTATGTCGATTTTAAACTACCACCAAATCTTCTAGCCTGATCGTGCTCGCGCTCAACGCTTTTAAACTTTTTAGAGTCCCGTACAAGCTGTCTACGAAATCCGGAGTCTGGAGTGGCACGAGCCCTCCGATGGTCCGAACGGTTTGCCTTAGCTTTTTGTAACTCTTTTGTGTAGTTCATGCTTTAATAGGTGCAGGATCTCCAACCTTCGACCCAAGGCTTTCGGCCTTTGATGGTTGGTCAATAGGTAACGGCCTGAGGACGAGGGTTACAGGTTGTGGGTCGTTAGCCTTTGGCTCGGTTGGAGGAACCGTGGTTACTACCGAGCCCCAGCGAGATACGAGGGGCATGAGATATTAACCTTATGCTACAGTTATTGTCTGAGCTTCGCCCGGACCGTAACCAGTTTGGTTTTTCGAAAAAACTCCGTAAGTGTATGTTCCTGCTGATACTGTGTCAGTAAAAGAGGCAGCTCCAGAGGAGTAAGTGTATGATCCGTCAGATAGATTCAAAACGGTAGGCGCTGAAGTTGCAAATGTATCCGCATCAGCTGCACTAATTAGAGTGTCATCCGCGTAAGTTGCAGACTGGTCATTATCAAATCTGTGAACGCAGATGTTATCTATATCTGTTACTGTAGGGTTAGTCCAAGCTAGGTTTATATTTGCCATGATATTTAAAAGTTTGTGGTTAAAATATAATTATAGGATGAATTGAAAGCGTAAACCTCTCAACCGGTTGCGGGGCGCTTAACCCTGAACATTTCGGGGTGTGAAACCTTGCGGTTCTTTACTTCGATCTTAAGAACTTTTTCCGCAAGAGCCATCGGCGATAAACTCTCAAGCGCGTTAATGACTGCTTTTGTCTGTATAGTCTCCTCGGGCGTTGTGTCCCGATCGAGCATTTTTGCGAGGTATCTTGCGCGCTCCTTTTGAAAACGCTTTTCCAAATGGATAAAAGATTCATCGGTCGTTAATTTTTTTATATCAGCAAGCTGATCGAATACTACTAGGTCGGACATGTATTATGTTTGAGTTAGAGCGACACGGAAGCCTATATTGAAGGAGCTGTAACCGGGGCCGCCGTAGTAGCGCATAGCCGAACGCAGGGTCGAACCGGCGGTGCTCCAGGAACCACCCCGATAGGCCCGAAATGTGGCCGGCGCCGCACCGGTTGGATCAATTAAAGGGTTGCCAACGGGATAGGTATCGTTGTACCAATCCGCGGTCCACTCCCAGACATTTCCGTGCATGTCAAAAAAGCCCCACGGGTTGGCTGCATATTGCCCCACATCGCGGGTTTGTTTAAAGTCGTTACCTGTATTCCAAGCTCCGTCCCAATTATAATTTGCGTTCGAACTGGCAATTGTCGTACCCCAGGAATAGGCCGTGGTTGTGCCTGCACGACAGGCATATTCCCATTGGGCTTCGGTGGGAAGGGTAAAAGTCCAACCGGCGGGTATGTTTGCGGATTGCTGGGCATTCAAACGGGTCAGGAAAATCTGGGCATCTGTCCAACTGACTTTTTCCACAGGACGGTTTGGGTTATTTGGCCATTCGCTCGGCGTGGCACTCAAGCTGTCCGTGTTACCTGTCATCACCGCCTCGTATTGAGCCTGGGTCACCGCATATTTGCCTAAGTAAAAGCCTTTGGTGAGGGACACATTACGCTCGTCTTCACGATTAGCTTGCCTACCCGGTTCTGTAGTTGGACTGCCCATGGTAAATGTGCCTGGTTCTACGTAAAGCATTTCTAGCGACACTGTCGATGATATGGAAAAACTAGACTCATCCCCTGTGGACTGGGTGACCTCGGTTGCAGTTAACGAGCTTGGTCCGCTGACCGGAATGCTTTCGCTTGCGGTTAGATTTGATGGGCCAGATGCTGGAGCCTGAGCCTGCATGGTTGCGGTCAATCCGCTCGGGCCACTGGCTGGAATAGATTCGGTTGCGGTCAATCCGCTCGGGCCGGATGCAGGAATCTGAGCCTGAGGAATACTAACTGTACAGTTTTCTACCTTACCATTGGCTGGGTTTCTCCATGCGACAGATATGGTGTCCGCATCTCCGTCACCGGTTATATCGCACAATCCGACTTTAACCGAGTAGCCGCCACGGTTTCCCCGATACTGAATGTATTCGGGAGAGTATTTTGAAAGCTGCCTCGGTTCACGAGACTGCTTACCGTTGCGGTACTTGCGCATTACTTATGCGACAGCTTTTGCTCGGTAGTTTTTGCTGATCGCTCCGGTTACTCTGTTGTAAGAAGAACCCCATGCTCCACCAAATTCGGGAGTAAAGAAACCGAAAATACGCTCAACAGTAGCGTGGTTATCCTCTTTTCTTTTTAGTTCGCTTCTTAAGCCTCTAGCTTGTGAAGTAGAGCCGTCTCTACGACTTTTAACGGCGAGATCGCTCGGAGTTTTAGAATGGGTGTACTTTTTCATAGATAGTTATCCTTGGTATTGGTTCATGCCTTGTGGGTTACTATTACCCATACCAGCAGTTGCTGCTTGAACGCCATCGGTTGGTTGCGGGCTCTCTCCACCCTGTGCTGCATTGTCACCTAACATCTTAGCAATTTCAGCTTCAGATTTTGGATCGGCGGGAGCTTCAGGAGGAAGTAACTCATCAGTCTTTTCAAATCCCATGGCATCAAGAATACGCTTAAGCATAGGACGTATAAATGGGCGCATCTCTGGTGGAGATTGGAAGTATCTGTCCTGTGTCTGCAATGCTAGATTTGCTTTTTCTATAGCCCTTTGGCCTTGGTCCTGTGACAGTATGACTCGAACATTGATTCCAATATCCTGAATCGCTTCGGGAGACATAACACCGAAGGATCGGACATCTCCTTCCATGTACTCAAAGACTTCTTCCTCATCAATGGTGGCCATAGATACTTGTACAAGTTTAGTCAAATGATCCTCAAATCCACGGACAATTCTACGCATCCATCGACGACCAATCTTAGACGCTTCGCGTAATGTTGCTTCCACTCCGGTTGCTGTGTTAGCGGGAGCTAATGCCTGATAATCTCCCTGTGCCATATTGGAAACTCCAAGCCAGAGCTGAACAATTCCAAATACAAAATCAATCAGATCCTGGGTTCGGATGTCTACATTAGGCACTGCCGCGAAGGTCATGAAGTCATCAATGCTATATTGATCCTTCAATTCAAATATTTTTCCAGCATGCAATTCTACATCCTCAGGCTCATCTTCCACGGCCTGCGGGTTGACACCTATGATTGGATTCGCAGCGAGTTCATTGCGATAGCTTTGAGAATTAAATTGTTTATCCACATATTCCTGAAAAGAACGGATTCTTTCAGGAAGACTATGTCCGCACCATTTATTACGTTCTTTACCAATTGATACTACGGTATATGGAACATGATTATCAGGAGTCAGTTTTGCTACGAATTCATAAAAGATAGGTTTTTCAGTTTCTGGATCTATGAATATGCAAAATTCCTGCGGGCTTCCTGTTCCAAGAACATCTCTCTTCATCCAACATTCAAGAACTTGCATGCTCGGATTTTCTTCGGAATCAAAATCTAAATTCTCAGTTCTTTCCTCATTCTTTTCAATCGGACTTCTTGGATTAGCATCCTTATTTAATAAATTGTAAAAATCTCCAAAGCTTAACCATTCACGCTCAAGGAACATTTCTTTAGCCCAATTCAAATCTTTGTCATACATTTCAACAACGATGTCAGCATCTTGTATAGATTCTGCGTGGCTGGGACATAGGAAACGGTCTGAGTCCACGACCTCCGACCTTGGGCCTTTGTACTTTACCATTTGGGTTGGGACTCCTTCCGGAAGTGGTTGGAATTCGTGTACACCCGGAGTCATTACGAAGCTGGGATCGGATGCAAGTCGAAGTTCTGATTCTCCGGTCATTGGGTTCATTTCTGGAATGAACTGGTCTTCGCCTTCGATTATTGGTCCTTGGCCTGGGATATCTTCAAATGCACCGGTCTGTAAATTAAAGAGTCCATTTCTTTCGTAATCGTACCATGTAGAAACATCTTCTTCGTACACCGCTTTCAGGACTAAGGCTCTTTGGATAAATAAATGGAGGTATGATTCTTCGAGTCGTTCTCTGGTATTTGCCTGATCCTCAATTTTCCAATTAAAGTATTTATCGTAGGTCTCAGCCATATCAATATCGGCTGCTCCCTGTGCTTCAAATTTAAAGTATGGGCTTGTGCCTGTGATCTCGTCTTCGGCTCTCGCCATGAAGTGATCGACCACGAGGCTGGTCATAGGGACAGACAAATTAGAGTGACTAAATATTCCGTCGTACCCTACCCGATCTGTACGATCGTTGTGATACATTTTCCACGAAATCTTATCGTTCTCAATGCGCTCCCTATTA